GTTACTGTAATCATAATCTCACCTGTATTTTATTTCCATCATACATAAATCTAGGTTGATTTGTAGCAAAATTAAATTTCTGAAAACAAATATATAATTCTACTACTTCATTTTTTTTCATATTAATAGATTTAAATAATTCTAAATTATTAATTGTAAATATATTGTTTAAAGTTAAATTTATTCCACTATTAGATAATATTGATTTGCTATGTAAAATATTATTTTTTTTGCATGTAACTTTTATTTTATATAAAAAATTGAGAGGAATTTTAATCCTCTCGATAAATTCAATTTTAAAATTTTCATTTTCTAATATATACATTATCTTATCCCTGCTAATTGTAATCTTTGTATAATTTTATTTGCCATATTATCTACGTCTATATCATCACTTATTTTATTTCCTGTAATATTTACTATAAATTGTTGATTTTTAATTTCTTCTTGTCTTGCTCCTGTTTCCATGGCATATCCAAGCTTGTAACTCAAGTCTCTTTTCTTTTCAAATATATCCATATATTCTGCTAATTTATCTGTAGACATTCCGCTTAATGCACCTATTTCTCCACTTGCCTCTGGTCCCATAGATAATAATTTTTGATATAAATTACTATTAGTTCCTATTTGTTGTCCTATTTTAGCAAGATTATTTTTCCATGTTGCCATATAATTCAATTGACTTTTTAGGTTGTTTAATAATTTTTCACCACTAAACTTTTTGTCCATAGTAACTTTATTAAATAAACCGCCAAAATCGGTTAATTGATTTGCTCTTGATTGTACACTACTAACAAAACTTTGTACTTTATCTAATGCACTATTAAAATTACTATTTACTTCATTTGCCATATCTTCAGTAGCTCGTTTATATTCTTCACTACCTTTTTCAAGTCCTTTAAAAGTATCTGCAAATTTTTTAGTAGCTAAACTTTGGATTTCGGATTTAATATTTTGTAATTGATTAATAGAATTACCAAATAAATTAGACTTAGTTTGATTAGATAAAATTTGTTGTGTTTTTGTGTTATCAAATATTTTTGAAGATTTTGGTAATGATACTAATTCTGGTCCTTCTTCTCCAACTAGTCCTATTCCACCGGGATAATTGCTAGTGCCTGTTGCGAATTTGCCGGCAATAGCACTGCCTAATGCTCCTAATGCTTTCATTGGTGCAAATGTAGGTAATTTAGTTACATTTTTTACTACTGTTTTCCCTGTTGTTCTAGCGGGTAAAGTAGCACCTTTTACCAATGTTTTTCCAACTTCCAATGGATTATTTGCGATATATTTAGACGCGTCTGCCATTGCTGTTGCTATTCCATCTAACAAAGCACTTCCAAACGCTTTTACAATTTCAATAGCTGCGTCTGCTGCTAATCCTGGTACTTCTTCTTTTATAGTTCCCCATACGCTTGTTAATATCTCTTTTAGTTCTTCTTGTTTGTCGCTCATATCAGCATTTTCTAGTTCTTGTTCTGTTATTATATCTCCGTGCTTTGCTTCAGCTATAGATTTTGTTTCAGTATATGTGTCATTCGCGCTTTTCACGGTATTTTCATATGCTCTATATGCTTCTTGTATTTCGCTTTCTGCTTGTTCATAACTTATTGATCCTAATTCATCACGCATAAATATTGCATTATTAATTCTATCTTCTTTTTCTTCTCCTGCAATTTTAATTGTTTCTTCTTTTTTGTGCTTTGCTTCATTTATTAGCTCTATAGTGTTTTGTTTGCTTAATTCTAATCCTTTTGTTTTGGACAATTGCAAGATATTATATTGTCCTTTTTCACTTTCTTCTAAAGCTGACAAACTTTTCGCGTTATATTCTGTTCTAAGTGTGTTTATAGTATTAATTTCATCTTGAGTTAATGTTACAGTTTTACCTTTTCTATTTGTGTAAATTTCTTGTATTTTTTTATTGTTTTCTTTTAATTTATCAATTTGATCTTGATAATGTTTTTCTGTCTTGGCTATTGCTTCTTTTTCGCCTTTTTCTGTTAGAACGGCACTTTCTCCAAAACTTTTTTTTACTATTTCTAGTGATTTATTTTTCTTTTCGTTTAATTTCTCAATGGTAAATTTTAGTTCATCATTTAATGCTTTTGTAGTATCTTTTTGCATTCCTTGAAGCATAGAATAATTGTTATTTCTAAATGCTTTACCAAAATTAGCCTGTTCTTTTATTACAGCATTTAAGTGTTGTTGAGATGTTCCTTTTAGTTTTATAAATTGTTTTTCAGTTTCAGTAAGTGATTGCTCTACTTTGTTTGGCAACAATCCAAAACTATCAAACAAGTCATACAAATAATTTACAAGTTTTTCTACACCTTCAACTATAGTGCCAAATAACCCCATAGTATTTTTTTTAGTTTCTTTAGTGCTTTGATTAAATGTAGACATTTTTCCACTGCTACCAAAAAACTTTTCGCCTATTATTTCTATAGCAGGACCTAAATTGTCACTAATTACTTTTATAACATCTGTAGCTTTGTCTTTTATTTCTTTTAATCTATTACCAAATTTTTCTGCTTCTTTTCCAGATAGTCCAAAATTCTTTTTTAGATCTTTTATGGTTCCTTGCAAATCACCAGTAATAACTTTTTTAATTAATTTAAATGAATCTATTAATGGAAATGCTTTATTAGTAAAATATACTGCTGCGCCTGTTAATCCTCCTAACGCTAATCCAATTCCAATAATAGGCAATGATATACCACTTATTACTCCTGCGATTGTAGTAAATGCTGTAATTAATGCACCTACGGCTACTGTTCCTATTCCAAAAGCTGTTACTACTGGACCAATTGCCGCTACTAATCCTGCTACTACTAATATTACTCTTTTGGTATTAGTTCCTAATCCTGCAAATTTATCAGCCAAAAATTGTGCTAATTTAGCAGCCTTTTTTATGACTGGTAATAATAAATTACCTATTTCTATTCTAATTCCTTCCAATGATGATTTTAATATAGTTACTTGACCTGATAAATTATTCATCATTGTTTCAGCCATTTCCTCTGCTGCTCCATTATATTCGTTTGTTGCATTTGTTAATTTATCAAAATCTTTATCACTTGCATTTATAATAGCTAACCAACCAGACATAGCACGTTTTCCAAATAACGTTGAAGCTGTAGTAATTTGTTGGTCTTTAGAAAGTCCTTTAAATCTATCTCTCAATATTTTCATGACTTCATCAAAGTCTTTCATTTTACCTTTTCCGTCAGTTAATTCTATATTATATTTATCCATCAGAGATGCTGCCTCATCAGTAGGTTTTAACATACTTGTAATACCGAACCTTAAAGCTGTTCCTGCTTGCGATGCTTTAATTCCAGAATTTGCCATTAATCCTATAGCTAAACTTGCATCTTCCGCTGAATATCCTGCTGCACCCATAATCGGCTATTGTTATTGTCGTAAGTCTCTTTATACTTACCTCTGGAAGTTTCCTTCATTTTACAATACGGGAAATATTGTATTATCGAATAGTTGATTCTATTCCAGTTTAGACTATATCTTCATCTTCAACATAAAAAAACTATTTACAATCAAGTAAATAGTTTAAATATTTGCTAAGATGTCGTTGGCTCGTGGATAGATTATTGCTTCCATATCGCTCACTATCTAGTCGTTACAAACTATAATGGTCTATTATAGCTCTAGGTATTGACATATGACATTAATTTCATTCTCTAAATCATCAAAAGAAGTATATTTAATTCTAAATAATTTAATATTATTTTTCAAACAATAGTTAGTTTTTATACTATCTCTTACTTTAACATTATTAAACAATTCTAATGCTTTATCATCACTTATACCATTAAAATTTACTGGTCTGAAATGTTGTTCTCCATCATATTCAATCAAACATGATAAATTATTATCTTTAAAAATAGCAAAATCAAAAGATAGAGGATATTTAATACCTCTACAATCATTAAACCTATATTGTTTTGAAAAATTTATATTTTTATTAGTTAATATTCTTCTTATTTTTGATTCTCCAATTGATTCTTTACATACAGTACATCTTTGACCAATAATAAATTTATCAGGAGACATTTTAAAAGTGTTATTGCATTCTAAATGAAACAAAACAACTTTTTTATTTCTGCCTTTATATTCGCTTAAAAGTTTATATTCTCCATGTCCTAAAATTTCTATTTCTTCAATAAACTGTTTTGTAGTTTTTATTTCATTGCCAAAACATTTTGGACATCCACTTGACTTTGATAAAAAATTGTTTGGAGTAACATTGAAAGTAGTATTGCATTTCAAGTGTTTAATTTTAATTTTAATATTACTTTTTTCATATTCAGTTAATAATTCATAATTTCCATTTGATTTTTTATCAAATTCATTTTTAAAAGTATCACTAGATTTTAAATGCAACTTTTTTAATTTTTCTTTAGCACACTTAGGACATCTACTTTTGCCATTTTTAAAGTCTTTTGGAGTAACTATAAATTCAGTATTGCATAATAAATGTTTAAAAGTTGTTTTTGTTCTATTGTTAATATAATCTCCGACAATAGTATATTTATTATTTGTAATATCATGTACTATATTTTTTAATTCTTCGAATGTAAATTTTTTAGGCATAATATATTTCCTTAGTAGTAGAATGTTTTAAGTAGGTTAATCTTATAAATATATTATACCATAATATCACTTAGTGTTCACCTATACACAACGATTTTCTTATGTTATATTTCTATAACAAGTGACCCAAATTTTAAGCCACGTATTTAAAAGTTTCTCCCATTAATTTTACATTTGTATTTGCATTTCTTGATGTGTTTGCAAGTATGTCGGCAAACCTTTCAGTGTCTCCGGCAGTCATTCCAAATCCTGTAAGTGAATCCGTTACTATATCGGAAGTTTTTGCCAAATCTTCTCCGCTTGCAGCACTGAGGTTAATTATACCGGGCAATCCTGCTAACATTTCTTCTGTTTTCCATCCAGCCATTCCCATAAATGTTAATGCTTCTGCCGATTCTATTGCACTAAATTTTGTAGTTCTTCCCATTTCTAACGCTTTGTTTTCTAACGATTTTAATTCTGTACCTGTAGCTCCACTTATAGCTTGAACTTTAGACATAGTAGCTTCGAAGTTCATTGCTGTATCAATGCTTGCCTTTCCTACTCCTAGAATAGGCATTGTTATGCTATTAGTTAATCCTTGTCCTACATTTTGTATACTGCTTCCTACGCCTTGCATTGTAGAACCTACATTTTTCAAACTTTCAAAACTTTTTCTTGTTGATTCTGTAGCTTGTCTTGTTTGACGTGCCATTTCACGTGCATTAGCCGTAAATGCTCTAATATTATTATTTTGGGCTTGTGAAATAGTAGCCATTTGATTACTAATTCGTCTTGCTTCACTTGGATTAGTAGTCCTTAATAATGCTTTTCTAAGCTCATTTAAGTCTTTCTGTACGTCTGATATATCGGCAGTAATTTGTATTTGTAATTCTGCTTGATTTGCCATTTATTCACCTGCCTTTACTATTTTGCCTCCGCACATTATTGTCAACATTCTTACAGCACAATTTAAATCTTTTACAGACATTTGTTTTTCTTGTCTTGTTTTTTTCTTTACTGGCATAAAATCATCTTCAGTAAATGATTTCTTTTTCTTCTTTTTATTTCGATATATATTTGCTAAAGTACAGCATATACGTGCTGTCCTTCTGTTTTCTGCTTCATTATCGTATTGTATTCTTTTTAGTATAAATTCACTTGCTTGATATATTTCAAATGGTGTCATTTCTAACATTTCATGTAATCTTAATCCCACAAAATAACCAGTTTCTAAGCATTTATTTACTATATATCCTTTTTCAAGTCTTCTTTTTTTTCATCGCTTGAAATTTCTTTTTTGTCTTCTGCTTGATTTTCTTCTTCTTTTCCAAGTATTCCTGACTCTTTTAATGCTACTACAATATTCGGAATTAAATCTTTAAAATCCCCACCATTTTTAAGGTGATTATTCATCATTGCTCCGACATCTTTTAGTGTAAGATATTTATTGCTATGTTTTATTCCTGCCCACAACAAACTTCTACATGCACTAATACCTATATTTTGTATTAAATCGTTAATAGATTTATCTATTTTATCTTCTAAGTCTGAAATTGAATTAATGTCATATTTTAATTTATATTCTAATCCATTTATAATTATTTCCATTTTTATTTCCTCCTGATATAAATAAAATAAGAAGGTATCAAAGTACCTTCTTATAAAATTTACTTTTAATTATTATTATCTAGTATTTTTTACATTAACCTTCAGTTAGTATTGGTTTTCCTGTAATTTTTACGCTTGCTGACATATCAATTTTTTCATCGTGCGGACTTGTACCGCCTAATGACTTAACATAACAATTTCCTGCGAATGTAGTTACGCTTGGACTTGTAGGCAATGTTATTGTTAGACTGTATAATGATGTTGTTGTCATTGCAGCATATAAAATAGCATATTCGTCATAGCTCATATTACCTTCTATTGCCACTTCGCCAGGGTCGGTCAAACCTTTAATAAACTCCCTTATTCTGTCAGGGTCATTGTGTGTAGTAATATCAATATCATCGGCACTCATTTCAGGTAGTCCAATTGAAATTAATTCAGAGACCGTATCACTTGCACCGAGTTTAAATGTTGAACCATTACCAAAATTTCCTAAACTCATTTACTTCACCTCTTTTTTTATTTGCAAATAAAAAACGACATATACCTGTCGCTAATTGTATTACTTTTTTTTGAAAATTATATTGTGTGTAAATTATCTTGCTGTGTCCAAAATCTGTAACGACAATGTAATATTCTTTTGTCTGATTCTTCTTCATTCATTATATTATCTTTTTTTATAAATAAATTACTTACACCATTTGTAAATGTAAGTTTTTCTACGTTTAATACTTCGTCCAT